TGCATGATCGGCGCTAGAATGCTGTATAGGCACGTGAAGAATTCGAAGGAGTGGGCGGACCTGACTGCTCCGCGAGGTGAATGGAAGGTGTTCATGTGAGCTTCCAGAAGATGATCTCCAAGTTCGCGTCGGGCGCCTACCGTCCCATCACCTATGAGGGCTACTACGAGGGGAAACGGCGCCTAGACGCTGTGGGCATCAGCCTCCCCGCGAAGGCGCGCGTCCTGGAGATTCAGGCCCCGTTCGCCAAGATGGCCGTGGATGTCCTCACCGAGATTCTGATCCCGGACGGTTACCGTGTCGCGGATGACGACAAGATGGGTGTGGTTGACCTGTTGCGGAAGACGTGGCAGGCGAACGACATGGACTCCCAGTTCAACCTTGCGGCAGCGGAGGCCATTAGTGCTGGCGCCTCCTATTGGGTGATTGCGCCCCCGGATGATGAGCACGAGTTCGCGTCTATTCGGGCGGTGGATGCGAAGCATGCTCGCGTTCGCATCAACTTCCGTGGCGAGGTTGTGGAGGGTGTTGTCCTCTACCGCCGTGACGACGGGAACGTGGGTGCCACCTACTACACGCCTGACGGTGTGGAGTTCTACGCGAAGGGCAAGTACGACTGGAAGGCCGTAGGCCAGGGTCGCCAGGACCAGTGGGGGGCGTCCATCGTCCCCATGTTCAATCGTGCTCGCCTGTCCGACAAGTATGGGCGCTCCGATCTGCGTGAGCTCACCTCCGTCATCGACGCCGCCTCTAGGACGCTCACGAACCTCCAGGTGGCTCAGGAGGTTGCATCCTCCCCGCTGCGCGCCGTCGTGGGCGATGGTGCTTCGGACATGATTTCCCAGTATCCTGAGAAGATGCAGGCGTACATGGGTAACCTGATCGCCATCCCCTCCGGCGGTGACGTGAAGCAGCTGACCGGTATGGCGCTGGACCCGTTCATCAACACGTACAGGTCCTACGCCCTCCAGCTGTCCGCCATGACGGGAATCCCCCCGTCGATGATGGGCGTTTCCTCAGACAACAACCCCACCAGCGCGGAGGCCCTGCGCGTGGCGAAGGACCGGCTGATCGCCCGCGCGGAGAACAAGCAGCGCCAGTTCAGTGACGCCCTCGAGCGGGTCGGACGGATCGTCGCCCAGGCGAATGGCATGCCTCTGGATGGACTGGAGGCCCTTGAGGTGACGTGGCGCGATGCTGCCGCCCCCTCAACCTCCGCGCAGATGGCGAACGCACTACAGGCCCACAGCCAGGGCATCATCGGGGATGAGACGGCCCGCGAGTTCCTGCACCTCACCCCTGAGCAGCTGCGCCGCGAGAAGGCCCGCGAGGAGAAGATGGACGCGCAGGCTGGCGTGGACATGCCGGAAGCCCCTGAGGTGCCCGAGGATCAGGAGGAGGTCCCTGAGGGTGAGTGAAGCCCTGTTCTACAGTATCCTGCGCAGCATCGTCATGCTGTTCAGGCGCCGCGTTGAGGACACTCTGCGCCCCCTCGAGAACCTTCCTGAGCCTCCCGCTAGGGAGCATGTGGGGGAGCTGCTGACGCCGATCATGTGGCAGGCCCGCAAACAGGCGTGGGCCGCTGCCGCCTTGTTCCTACGCGGCCAGGCTCGCAAGGCCGGGGTTCCCGAGTCGTGGGTGCCCCCACAGCCTGGATACAGCCCGAAGACGATCGACCGCACTATCCGTGACGTGCAAGGGGCTCTCGATTCCCCTGAGGGGATGAGGCGCCTGGAACGCACCCTGGAGGGGCATGTGCTGGCCGCTGCGCGCCGAACGGTGGCTGATGCGGTGGATACTGCTCCGTCCTCGATTGAGCTGATTGAGGGAGCTCTGGATGACCTGGCGAAGGACCTTGAGGAGTTCTCTGAGAGCACCCAGAAGGCGATCGTTGCGGATGTCGAGAAGATTGAGTCCCGCCGTCGCCCACGCATGCCCCTAGAGGAGGCTTTCGAGAAGGTCGCCGACAGGGTGGAGGAGGCTGTGCGCACTCTCGACGAGGAGGAGCTCGTTAAGGAGCGCCACCGCAGCATGAAGGTGTTCTCGGATGTGCCGGACAAGTACCGCCGCAATTCCCGTGGCGAGTTGATCGCACGTCCCTTCGCTTTTGCCCGCGTCACCCACCCGAACAAGAATGGCCCCTGCGGTTTCTGTGCGATGCTCGCTTCCCGCGGCCCGGTTTATAAGTCGTCCGAGTCGGCGGGGCTCAGGGTGGACCGATTCCATGAGTCAGATTTTTGCACGATCGTGCCGGTTTTCACCTCCAAGCACTGGGAAGGCAAGGATCAGCAGATCGCATTCGAACGTGTGTACAATGAGGTTGTGCGCGACCAGGACCTTCACGGAGTGGATGCTAGGCGCGCAATGGACAAGTACTTCCGGGAGAAGCAGAAGGAGCGCAAATGAGCGACACCCCCGCGCCTGAGCCCTCCGTCGTTGAAGAGACTGACGGACCTATCTCAACCACTGACTACCCCATCGAGCCCGCCGAGGAGACCCCCGTTGAGAATTCTGCGACGGACGAGAAGACTCCTGCGGAGGAGGCGCCGAAGGATGATGCGGAAGCTCCTGCGGATGAGGTGAGTGAGCTGCGAGCCCAGCTGGCCGCACTCACTGAGAAGCTTGAGGCGAAGGAGGCTGCCGAGCGTGCCGCCGCCGAGCTCTCCGAGAAGGAGGTTCTCCTCTCCAAGGCCAACATTCCGGCCCGCTTCGCCTCATTCCTCACCGGCGACAAAGACTCGTGGCAGGAGCAGGTAGACGCCCTCGCCACGCTGCGCGAGCAGGCAGACGCTACGCCCGCGCCTTCAATCCCCCGCGACCCTGCGGTGGATGCAGACCTTGAGACCGAGGATGACGGCCTGAGTGAGGCGCTCGGGTTCTTCGGCCTCGCAGACCAGTAAGGAGGGCATATGCCTGCACCCGCGTACAATCCCGACAACGAAGCCAAGATCGAGACAGTATCCAAGATTCTCGGCGCTAACGCCGGGAATGAGGCAGCGTTTCCCAAGACCGTCGTAAAGGGCATCTGGGACAACGCCATGAAGGGCTCCGTCGTCCAGGGCCTCGCCGGTAGCGTCCCGGTCTCCATCAACGGTACCGCCATTCCGATCCCGGTCGGCCAGCCCACCGCTGGCATCGTCCCGGAGGGTGGCCTTAAGCCGGTCGCTACCCTGTCCACCAAGGTCAAGACGGTCACCCCCGTCAAGGCCGCTGTGATGATCCTCTACTCGGAGGAGACCGCTAAGGCTGACCCGCTGGGCGAGTACTCGCGTATCCAGCGCGCCCTCGGTGAGGCTATTGCTCGCGCCATCGACACTGCCGTCATCCACGGCATCGATGCGAACACCGGTACCGCCATCACTGGCAAGGAGGCCCTGACCTCCACCACGAAGGTGCAGGAGCTCGACCTGGCCTCCACTGCTACCGGCTACTTCACCAAGCAGCTGTCCGCCGCCTACGACAAGGTTGTGCTGGATGACGCTGACGAGGCCGAGTTTGGTTTTGACCACTTCCTCCTGGCCCCGAAGTTCCGCTCGAACCTGGTGAACGCCCTGGATGCTCAGGGGCGCCCGCTCTACCAGCAGGCCCCCGACATCACCGCGAAGTTCGGCACCGTCCTGGGTGTCCCGGCCACCTACTCTCGCGCCGTCTCCGGCTACGAGAAGGCCAAGGTCCCGGCCGCGAAGCTCCTCGGCATCGGCGGCGACTTCAAGGACGCCCTGCGTCTCGGCTTCGTTGAGACCATCACCTACCGTAAGGCGACCGAGCGCGCCGGTGGTGTTGACCTCTTCGACCGCAACATGGGTGCGATCCTCGCTGAGGCCCAGTTCGGCTGGGTTCTGCGTGACCCGCGCGCGTTCGTGAAGATCACCAGTAAGTGACCCGAGTGGTGGCCGCTGGTTTCGACTGGCGGCCACCCCGTGGCCTGGTTTCCTGAGGAGGTGGAGAAGTGACGGTAGCAACACTGGATGATGTTCAGGGGTCGCTTATGCGGTACCTGGAGGACGATGAGAAGACCTGGGTGCAGGTGCTTCTGGATCGGGTTGAGGCCCTGATCCTGTCGCGCATGCCTGACGCCGTGAATCGGTGTCGCGTTGACTACAGCTTCTCCATCATCATGCGGATGGTGGAGGCCGAGTCGGTCTCCCGTGTCCTCAGGGCGCCTGGCGGCGGCCTCTACAAGTATGAGACCGAGGGCACTTACACCTACTCGGTGAATCAGGCTGTCGCGTCTGGCATCCTGGAGATCACCGACCGGGACTGGCGGGCCCTGCAGGCTGGCACCTCCGGGTGGGGTGTGGCTGGGGCTGAGATGGACGGCTACGCGCGGCGCATGCACCTTCTGGGCGCCATGGAGGGGCCGCTGACGGTGGACCCCACGTACCTGCGTGGACCGTCAGCCCTGGATTTCGCGGGGGATCACCCCGTTTATGACGAGGATGAGGTGACGCTGTGGTAGGGTTCCGGCCCCGTCGTGGGCGCTACCTGGAGAATGGCCCCCATGTGGTTGAGGTTACGCTCGCTGTCGTCAAGGAGGGGCGCACCGGGCGTCGTTTCGAGCGAGGGGAGACCTTCACGATCGACAAGGTTCTGGTGCAGCCGTCAGCAGGTAACGCCCTCAAGGCGACAGAGAACCGCGTCATCCGGGGCGACCTCACGGATGAGACCACCTTGAAGGTGTTCGGCACCGGCAGGAAGTGGCCGGGCGGCCCGCACTCGTGGGTGAAGATTATCAAGGGGCCTGAGTCTCTGGTGGGGAAGACGTTCCAGCAGGCGGGTGAGCCGCTCACCTATGACGCCTCCCCGATGACTCGCCACTGGTCGGTGCGTTGCGACACGCTCGGAACGGAGGCGAGATGATCGAAGCCTACGACACAGAGGACGTTCACGAGGATATCGCCGCTGTCGTGGCTCGCCAGCCGGAGTTCGCTGCTGCCGCCGCGAAGGTGTTCGCCGAGGTTGAGGCCGCTGCCGCCGCACACATCCAGTCGGGGGAGCTGTCAGCGTCGTTCAGTCTGTCACAGGGGAAGGTGGACTGGTCCATTTCCCCGTCCACGGACCATGATGCGGCCGTCGAGTTCGGCCACTACGTGTACCAGGATGCGCAGGGGCGTCGCTCCGGGCGCGAGGGTGCCAGACACAGGACGTGGGTGCCGGGCATCAACGTCATGCGTGGCGTCGTGCACGCGAACGGGGGATTCTAGTGGCATTCGTCGCGCCCCTCCCGTTCATCTACCGGTACGCCCAGGATGCTGCTGCCGCCGGCGCGGCCGAGTGGCCGATCCTCTCCCGGATCGTGTGGCGCACGCACGGTGACGTGGACGACCCAATGAATGAGCTCGTGTGCCGCGTCCAGATGACCATCTCCCGCATTCACCCGTCTGGGCCGACGTTCGCTGCAACCCAGATCAGGGCGCGCCTGTACATGACGGGGCCAGACGGGGATGAGGTGTCCGACGCGAGCGACGCACTCGTGCAGGCCATCGAGAAAGCTTGGAGGTCAGGAATGGAGACCTCCGAAGGGTGGGCCACTTACCTCGAGTGGACCCAGCTGCCCACGCCGGAAACCGACATGGGCACAACCGCCGACTACATCAACATGGTTTCGTC